CTAATCCAATTTCTAAAATCACCTGTGAATGGATTGAACAATGGGCAAAAGAAAATGGCGTTGAACTGCCTAAGTATAAACTGGTGTCGAGCATTGAGGCGCCGGAGGTGTTTAAAGGCGGGGAGGTTTAAAATGACCCGCATAGAAGAGATCGCTCAAAGGCTGGGGGAAGCGACGCCGGGGGAATGGGAAAACGAAGACTATCGTTCATCTGGTAAAGACTGGCGATCATGTGGAGTGATATGGGCAAAAAACAAAGGATATTATCACCCAGGAACAGCGATCTGCAGGCTTGAGTGTCGCGAACTTCATTCGGAGTCTCCACCAGAGGAAATTGCTCAATTTGAAGGGAATGCATCCTTCATCGCCAACGCACCATCTGACCTTCAATTCTTGCTAGACGAAGTGAAGCGGCTGTCAAAGGAATGTGACCTGCTTCAAGTTCCTCATTTTGAAAACGACAGAAGAGAAACTGAACGCACGTTGGAACTTCGAAGCGCAGAGTGCGCAGAACTTGAGAAGTCGCTTAAAGAGCTTGGCGAAAGCCACATGCTCAAACAGGTTGAGATTAATCAACTTTGCGCCTTAATCAAGGACTGGCTGGTGCATCACGACTCGCTTAATAAGCACGGAAATTTATCTATTGGTGAGTACAACAAACTAATCGACCGAGCGCGAAAGCTGGTGGGGGATGGGGAATGAAAGTCGTCATCGTCCCCAACCATGTCAGCGAAGCCATTCACAAAGCCATCGATAAGGCCCTAGACGGCAGGCCGGTCACTCAAAGCGACAAAGAGATTTTGTACAATCAACTGCTAATGTATTTTGATGAGCATGGAACTATACCGGAGTTTGAGCTTGAGAGGGTGGAGGAGTAGGGGATGAGAGAAACATGTAGACACTTTAACGGGCCTCTTCACAACGCCTCTTGCAAGGCTGAGATCAATTACCGAGAGCTTGTCGGTGGACCAGACTTCGGATGGATGGCGAGGCTTCCGTGCGCAGGCAACAGCCCCATAAAAAAGCAGCCGCTTGCCAACTGCGAAAAGCTCTCGCCATTTTCTCGTGAGGAAATTTTACAGCAGGAAAAAGATTTCAAAGAATATCTCGTATTGATTGAGAAAGCGTTTTCTGCGATTAGAAAACACGCCAAAGAAAACAACACAAGCGGCGGATTAGTGGAATGCCCGAAGTGAGCAAAGCCGCTACATTTTAACATCGCAAAAATTAACGGCCACATTTGGGCTAAATGTGAAACGGAAAAATGCATTCAGTTTATGCAGTAGGGGTAGCAAAATGAAAACATACTACGTTCAGATAGAGCAGCTTCGCACAGACGAATATTTAAAGCTTGCGAATAGAAACTTTGTGGAACCAGTATTGCTAAAATCTGAGGTTATTAATGAGTTAAAAAAGATTTTACCAAGACAGCCAAAAATGGATGGAGAGGCCTCGTGGTCTCAAGAGCAGAAACAAATAGGCAGATTAATTAGTAACCTATCCAGCCCTAATGAGGCGGCGAAATGACCGACGAGAAAAAGCCTGGGGGCGAGGGATGAACATTTTCTCATTTCTTTTTTGTCGGTTTGGATTTCACCATTGGACTGAATGGGATACGCTTTGCTATCAATATGGCCACGCTTTGTTGATTAGATGTTGTCGAAAATGCCGAAGCGTTGAATGCGTGGAAAGAGGATAAAATGACCGACGAGAAAAAGCCAAAGTTCAAAATCTAAACCCAGATCAATCACTAAAATATCATAGACTAGCCATGCTCCTAACCCTCAGAATTCAACTCATAAAACGACTACAGCTTGGATAATAACCCCTCTCCACGCATCTTAAGGATCTGCCTCGAATGCGCCATACAACGCGGCTATCGCTTCCCAACCCTCGATATCACATGCTCCAAAACCAAATGCTCATATTGCAACGCGACCGACCTATACTACAACATTGACGACCTCTACCACATAGGCGATAACCCAACAGAAGCTATATAACCTTACCTGTTGTTACAGCTTCCCCCTTGGCTTGACCAAGGGGACTTTTTTTGCACATCATATCCATATGTGGGAATTCCTACAGCTCATCATAGAAATACTCGCCTCACCCATCATAATGGGAGCAGCACTCGCCCTATTAATCATCATGATATTTGGAATAAGCATCATCATGACGTTTGGCTTCCTAACTTGGATAAGTTCTACGTGGAACAAAAATGACCACTGACGACGAACAAACAGTCGAGGATTTTATGTTTAGCGTGGCGAATAAATTAATTTTCTCCGAACTGTCCGATGACTCAAACTACTGGTCAGAAGCCTTTGACTTCGTCACCGACCGACTTAATGTCTACATGGAAGAACTCTCGCAATCAGATAAGCTAAGGCTGATTAAGATTCGGGTGGAGCTGGTGAGGATGGGGAGGGGGTAATTCTCGTGTCGTTAGCCCACCAATAGTTTTCTTAGTTCCTCTTGCGAATAGACAAAATCAACATAAACCATCGTGTTCCTCAAATCCTTATGCCCAAGCGCTAACTGCACAAGGAGAATATCCCTCGTCCGCTTGTAAAGCTCAACTGCAAATGTGTGCCGGATCGAATGAAACTTCTTTCTGTTCGGAGAGTACAAATCCCAAATCTGATGCAAGCGCGAGTATGAAATGTTAAATGGCCTCTCACCGGGAAGAGCGGAGATTTTCTCGAATAGCTGCGCCGATAGTGGCATTAAGCGGTCACGAGAACCCTTCAAACCTTTTATGTAAATCGCTCTTGCGTCGTGATCTAAATCACTCCTCTTGATGGCGAGCAACTCCGATGCCCTAGCACCCGTCCTGATCGCAAGCTGAATAAGAAGCTGATCGCGGTTTGGTTCGTTTGTTTCGACGAAAGCCTTTAGGTGAGCGAACTCTAGCGGGGATAAGAACTTGTCGCGGGTGAGGGGGGTCATGAGTAATAACTCCATGTTTAGTTGTAAGCTTGAGGATAGCATGCGTTTGATGGTGTTTGTTTAGTTTTTTTTGGTTGTGAAAAAATTTTGCGGGGCGGGGGCACGGTAATATTAGAGGCGGAACAGACCCCCTACCCCCGGTTGTTCTATATTGGGATTTGGCCTCTATTTAATACGCCTCATTATCAGATTGAACCATAGAGCTCAGGTCTCAAGATGACAATGCCCAGTGGTATCAATGACATAGACCTATCGCTTAGACGCCTAACCTCAAGCACTCGCCTAGGCGCAAGCGCGTGCCCGCGGGCGGGCGTCCTTATATATTAGGCGCGGACGCGGTGAAACGAGTATTTGTTAATGTGTCTCAATTTAGCTCTAAACATTTGCATGTTTAGGCCGATAGGTTACTATAAACAATAACAGACCGGCCAGGTCTATAAACGAGGAGACAAAAAATGAAATCACTTAAAGATCAAGGTTTGCGACGCTGCGAACACGAATCATCTTACTTTCGTGGCAGTTTCAATAAATACGGAAAGTATCAATGGGACATTAAGTTCTACGGATTCAATTCAGATTATGAAATTGAATTGGCTCAAAATTGGGCATTCGGAGAAAAATTCGAATATTTATCGGAGATAATCGGAAGGCCTGTTAAGGCTCACATTGCAGGACGATCCGGCGGATGGCTTGTGATTGATACTGATCTTTATCCTGATGAACTAAACAGGATTGATGAACACGTCAATTCGTGCATGGCAGGTCTTAAAGATTTTCTTAAAGATGAACGTCAATATCAATCCGATATCGAACGCGAAGAACAGGAACAGGAAAACCGAACGCGCGCCGAAGTAATGAGCGAAAAGAGAGTTAGGTCTGCGTTGAAACTGTTGGAATCATACGCAGGTCAAGACATTGTGTTGATGGTTAAGGGCATTAAGGTCAAATAAATGAAACCCAAACCCAAACGCATCAAACACCTCTATCACCAATTTATCGCAGGTACCGATTTCGAGCGCCTAATAGAACCTCAAGACCTTGCAGTTGCTATGCACCTCGAGGGAATGATCGATCTGATAGGGCATCGGTCGGAGCCATGGATAGAGCACTATCGAGAGACCGCTGAATTTGCAGAATGGGAGAACAGTCTTAAGTCGGAAATTGTTTATAGGTTGATGGAACGAATGAATTTAAAAATAAAGGGGAGTTTATGAAACATACGCCGGGACCTTGGGCATTCAGTAATGATAAAGATTATGTCGTCGAAGCATTTAAAGAAGGTTCACCTTATTCAATTTGCAAATACGACGTAAATTCAGACAGTGAAGCCGAAGACCTTGCCAATGCCAATCTCATTGCGGCCGCCCCAGACCTACTTGCCGCATGCAAGAGCGCTGTTGGAATAATTTTAGAGCGCCTAAACTTCATTGAGCAGACCTATGGCCTTGAGCAGGACAAAGAGGCCTATTTGCGTGAACTAGAGTCGGCGATTCGAAAAGCCACTGGAGGCGCCGAATGAACAATCAATGTGAATTCCATGGGCATTCAAAGTTAGGATGCCCTGATTGTCGGAAAGAAGAAGCAAAGCGCGTTAAAGACGGAATAAAGAGCGGAAAATTAATTTTCGGCGTATTTAAGTGGACGAATGAAAATAGGTACCCAATCGCTAATGCCATCAGGACTTTCAAAATTAGAAAAGCGGCCGAAAATTATGCGGATAAGCATGAACCGGTTGTAAGAACTGTTAATACCGGAGGTGCCGAATGAAACGCATAATCTTATTACTAGCGCTATTCCTCACGTCTTGCGCCACGAAACCTCCAGCACCTCAAGGTTTCGCCATGCCATCAGCATTGCGCGAAGTGTTTAGAGGCGGTCAACTAATCCCTTTGCAAAACGCCACGTCTCCAGACCTAGGCATAGGTGAGCCATCAAACTACGACCGTGTTCAGCATGTATGCGTCTCGAAACCGCTATATAGCCTCAACGGATCGTATCACTCAACTCAAGTGTTGTGTTGGTGATGTATGAGATTACTAATCCAAACCGTTTCGCATCCTGAAGTCGGTCAAGCGGTGTATGTCTATAGCAATGGCGCATGCATCTATTCATTCGTCCGGTGCCAAAGGGGCTTGTGGACCATACATCGGGGCGATACCGATGCAATGCCGATCGATGGGCTCTACGGCGACGTTTCGCAGGTTTACGAGTGGATCACTCGTTTTGCCACGCAGATGCGAGCGGAGATCATGTATGTTGCGTGAAATTGCTATATATAAACTTGGGGTTTGACAAATATTTTTGCCTGTAGGAGGGCACAATGGGACGTTTACTGATTATATCAATGCTTTTGTTAACTGCTTGCGAGGGCAATAAGGACCAGGCTGATCTTGCATCATTGCCACTGGTGCCCGAGGTAACCATCACCGGCATCTATGAATACTTCGACTCAAACGCATGCACTGGTGCTGAGGACTTTGGCGACTCACCTTATGGCTGTATCCGTTTCGCGCAGATTGTCGTATTCTCGGATCAATCTTTATATTATTCGATTGGTGCAGACTTCATTCAATCGGTGAGTGCATACCTGCCGCCCGACACCACGACATCACAGCGAGACCACGGCCTTGAATATTCTCCAGGGTTTTACTTCCGGTATCGGTTCAGCATTGACAACACAGGCCTTCAGCCAACACTGTCGGCAAATTTCGATACTGATAACGACTTCAGCGACACCGCTTCGAAGTCGATACCATTGACTGAATTGTAAGAATTAAACTTGAACAAAGGAGTGAAAAATGAACCGCAAAGGTAAACGAAAGGTCAAAAAGCCGGATTGGCATTTGTTGGGGGTTACAAATAAAATGGGCTTTTTTTTACCATCCCCTAACGCTGAGGTAATAACTTGAAATTATTCAGTATTTTTTATATCCCGCTTGATCTGCTAGTTCGCGGGCTTGAGCTTCTTGGATCAACTGCTGTTCGGCTATTTGAGCCCGGCGCTGCAGCTCCTCAAGTGACGGCCTCTGGACCATGGGGCGGCGCCGAAGGGCAGTCGTCGTCGCCGACATTGCCATTGGCAGCTCAGGTGCGGATGAGCCAACAAATATCTGATTCTGCCTTGCGGCCCTTACCTCCATCGGATCAAACGCCTGGCCGAGCTTTTCGACCGCTTCTTGAGCCTTCATTTTCATCCAAGGTGAGAACTGCTGTGGCATGGCCTTATATTCGGCCGATCGCGAGGATCTGTAAAGTCCTATTGATCGGTGCCGTGGCCTGGATAGTCTGCATAGGCCAGCCCATGAGGCTATTAGAGGCCCTGTGGATTGTTTTAGTCGAGATCCCTATGGGTGCAATAGGGTATTTACTTGGGCTTTTATAACGAAGGACCTTGGCTTTCCGCGCTATCTTGGCATTTTTTACTTAAATTAATGACAACCGGTAACCATCTTAGGTTTTTATAGGGTTTTATCCTTTTTGCTAAAGGTATGGATAACGCTTTGCCGTCAATCATATAAACCAATGTCGAAGTTGGTTTTATATCGATCATCCCATCTCTAAAAAGACCATTAAAAGAATCGACAAATTTTTCCGATAACCCTAGCCAAATAACCAAATTTTCAGCCGCAAAGAGAGCTTTTTCACCCACTGAACCTGGGATATTTTCCAGCTCAACAAATGACGTTCCCCCCCTTGTTTTTCTTATCGCGTCAATTATCTCTTTACGCATAAAGCAAACCCTCCTCCTGGTGTACGATGTAGGCATTTCTACATAAAGTTTTAATTTGCCATTTTTGACCTAAAACATCTGTTTTAAGAGTCAAAATGAAGATAATATTTTATGCTCAAATTACCATTAATATGGTACATTTATTCATATAATGTTGTTTTTACATCATTTTTTGATGAACATTGTTTAAATTTCATCCTACACCGATGCATCATCATCTTTTTGCCACATAGCGGCGGGTGTAGGATCGGTGTAGTATAAAATTCCATTCTTAGACCGGCGTGTTAAACCACTAGATTTCACCGCCGATTGCACCCTTCTAAGCGAACAATTAAACGTCTTTGCCAAGCCGCATAACATCTCGGTCACCTGCCCACCGTTGAGACAAAGTGCATTCGGGTATCTAGCATTCAAACCTACGGTCAAGTCCATCATCCTTGCGCGGTAAAGCTCCATTATCGAGACTTCAAGGCTTTCCGGGGTGTAAGCATCAATTACTACTTTAATCGCGTCCTCGGTCTCTTTAGGCAGCGTAAAGCACTCTCCACGCTCAAACATAGACTTCCACTGAGCTACAACCTGCAAACTCTCATCTTGCGGGTAATCCCAAGCGATCTTACTGACCGGGATAACGATGAACCTGCGGTTTCCGCTCGGGTCTCTTAGGATGTCATCAACATTGGCGCTTGAGATGAAGCTTGGGCGCATTAACTTCTCGTTTGGTGCGTAACCATAAGCCTCTCTGAAAAAACTTGATGGCTGGGTGATCAGCGACTTTAAAAAGCCGATATCGATCCCTTTGGTCTGGTCGAACTCTTCGATATGGACGATCAAAAGGCTAGATACTATTTCAAGGACATCTTTTTGCGTACCCGGTAAAGTCGAAGCTTTGTAGTAGGGTTTAAATTCTTTGAGCATGGATCTGACCAAAGTATCTTTGCCGTGGCCTTGATCACCCTTTAAGATAATGCAGCGGTTTTGGGTTTCTGGGTTTTCAAGGCGCCTAAAAATACCCACTCCCCAGTGTTTAAAAATATCGATGATTTGGGTTTGAGTGAATTTGTCAGAGGTTATTGAGCCAGCAATGCTAGCAACGCGGTCGGTGCCATCCCATGCTGGCACGTCACACAAAAATTTAAGATCACTTTTTTCAAAGGCCCACCTGTCAAGCTCATCAACTACTTGGCTCTTAGGCAATCCAAAATTTTTGGTGTAAGCTCGCAAAACACCGTCTTTTGATTTTATCAACTCCCACTTGGCTTTGGCCTTTTTTCTGATGAACGTATCCTCTGAGAAAATATCTTTTCTCACTTCAAAGAATGAAGTCTCAAAGAAATGGTTCCAACAATTGTCAGTAAAAGCCTTCGGCTCTCGTTTCTCTTCTTTGGTTTTGAGCGCTTCTTTTCTGGTGGCCCATTTATTTATTTTCATCACAAATTCTAGTGAGTTTTTATAAGCGTCGGTGTCGTTGTAGTATTTAGGATCAATCAAGTATGGTGTGTCATTGACAATTTTATCATAATCAATCGCCTTCAAAGCGATGCGCTCTAAGCTTTGATCAACTCTTAGCGCGTCGATTATGAAATACATCACTCTTTCATGTCGGCTCATGTCCTGGAGCTGGGGGCGGCGTCCTCTTGGGCGGTCGGAGTAAAGGGAAATAATGGTCTCGATGATCTCCATTGAAAGCTCTGGCAGTTTGCCAGCGCCATATTCCAGTGATTCGTCAATCCATTTGTAGATGATTTTTTTATCCTCAAGTATCGAATGAACCGATGGCGGGATGATGGTTTGTTTGCCTTGAGAGAGAAAATCGAAAAGACCCACTCCATTGCGTGTGGTACTGCGGTTTACTAAAAGCTTATTCCAGGCGTAAAATCTGGTCCAGCCTTTGGCGCCTACCTTGCCGAAATAGGTTATGGGCAAAAGTTCCATGATTTCTTTTTCTATTCTGATTCTGTCTTTTGCGAAATCCTCCTTTGAAATTGTGCATTTCTTGGGGTTATAGGCGTAGTCAAAATCAAAGGCTACCTTGCCGGTGGATGGACCCAGCAATAGTCCTAATTGATTTGCGTCACTATGGGTTTCAATCCATTTGGACAGATGGCTTTCGTCTGGAGGGTTTTCGCAATATTTTTGCCAGCCATATCCAATAATTGGTTTTTTGTCTTTGCACGGGACGGTGTAGATGCCGCTTTCGAAGTATTTCGGCGCCCAATCAGAATAAATTCCCATAACGCAAGCCCCCTCCTCATAGATGTTGGAATTTCCAGTAATAATTACTTCTTGCCTTTTTTGCAAAAGGTAAGTATTTTTTCCCCTATCTCAATGCCCATTGAGATTCTCGTAAGCACCAAAAGATGTTGAACATCGGCCCCCTTACTCCAGGGGGGCCGATACCTTTATAGGTAAAGCGTTTCTCAAAACTGATTTAGCATCCTCAATGGCGCCGATGTCTTTGAGTGTTCGCCATTTGGCGTAAATAGTTTCAAGCAATGTGGGGGAATCGACGACGCAGGCAAAAGAGCCGGTTTCGATTTTTTCTCTGATGTATTGTTGTTGGCGATAATTGCGGTCAAGTCCAAAGGTTGAGAGTTTACCGGGTGCTTTGAACTCGATGACGACCGAATTGCCAAGGTTATCATTGCCTTGGCAGTCGGCATTGCCGGCTTTCATGGCTTGGTTTCGCCAAAAGCCTTTGCGATCATATGTAGCTTTTGACTCATATATTTGGACGGACCAGCCGCGCGATCTCATCCAAATGAGACATTCTTTTTCGACCTGTTTCTCTGGCTTTTTGTTTTTGCGGGTGGGGCCTTGGTCTTTTTTTAATTGCTTGGCGTGATATTTGAGTAGGGCGTTTGCGACCCGGTCTTTGTACGACATTTGATTAGTTGAATGGATTTTTCGATCGATTGTCTAGCTCATGGCTCACGGCGCTATGGAAAAAATTTAATTGCTTGATAAAAAATCATCGCTTAATCGTTAATGGCATTATTCGCTGGAGGGGGCATGGAGATAATCACTGGCCGTAAGGTCAAACCGTTTAACATAGTTTTAGTCGGTATTCCTGGGATAGGAAAAACGACCTTTGCGACAAAAGCGCCTAAGCCAATATTTCTTGGTGCTGAAGAAAATGACGAAGCCGATTGCGCGAGGTTTAAAGCCCCAGGCTCTTGGGATGATTTTAAAAATCAAGTAAAGCATTTAAAAAGCCAAGCCCATGATTACAAAACAGTAGTCGTGGACAGCATAGACAGCGTTGAAAAGCTTCTGCATAGAAAAATCATAGCCGATGACCCTAAGCAAACCGGTTCAATGGCGACAGCCTTTGGCGGGTATGGAAAGGCTTTCGAGAGGGCCGAGATTGAAATGATTTCGGCAAGAGATATTTTAAAATCTCTTCGAGATGATAAGGGCATGAACATTATACTGATTGCTCATTCTAAGAAAACCTCTGCGGCCGATACGATTTTGGGCCTTAAGTATGATACATATGAACTTAATTTGCATCAAAAGGTCCAAGCTATTTTTGTTGATTGGTGTTCAGCAGTTCTTTTTGCAAATTACATTTCCTATAAAAAAGAGGATGAAAACTCAGACCGCGTGTTTGCCCTTGGTGAAGGGGAAAGGGTTTTGTTGACTGAAAGAAGGCCCGGTCATATCGGTAAGAATCGCTACAATTTGCCATATGAAATGCCCCTTGATTTTGCGACATTCTATGATGCCTATTTGCGGTTCTATAAGGGCGAGAAAAGAAAGCCAGATGAGTTAGTAAAAACCATTCGTGGATTATGTGAAAACATTCGCGATGAGGATCTTAAGAAAAAGGTTTTTACATCCATTGATCAAGCGGCGATGGATTTATCAAAATTAGAAAAAATTGAACAAAGAGTCCAACAACTAATTTAAAGGGGTGCACATGGGATCAATTAAGAATTTGGAGCCTGGCAGATATAAGGCGTTCATTAAGGATTATGGGATTACTGAGGTTGAGAGCCTTGGTGCTCTTAAGGCCTTTATTCAGATGGATATTGAGCATGAGGGTGCTTTTTACAATGGCACGTTTGATTGTTTTTGCCTGAAAAAAGACGGCACTCCAAACCAAAAGCTCATTAAGACATTGATCACTTGTGGATTTAGCGGCGAAAATGTTGGTGATTTGGTTAATCAGGGCGCTCTCGATATGCAAAAAGAATATGAGGTTACCGTCATCCTCGATGGTGAATATAAGAGGATAGAGTGGATCAATGATCCAGCCTTTTCCATGATCAGCAAAGTCAATGACCCGAAGGTTTTAGGCGGACTTAATTTCAGATCAGAGTTTAAGAATGCTCGAGATGAGATGGGAATTAAGCCAAAGCCTAAGGTTAAGAATTACGCTCCGGGCGCTTCGAATGATCCAGACGAGATGGGCTTTTAATGGAGCAGGGGACGAAAGATTGGCTTAAGTGGCGAAGATCTGGCATTGGTTCATCCGATGCGCCGGCAGTTTTAAACAAGAGTCCATATCACACTCCGTATTCTCTTTGGCGCGATAAGCTTGGGCTAAGGGAAGATAATGAACTCTCTGAGATCATGCATCTTGGACAGGTGTTTGAAACTCCGGCTAGAGCCAGGGCGTCGGTTGAGACCGGAGTGGATTTTGAGCCAGCAGTTGTGGAGCATGAGACTTATCGGTTCTTAAGGGCTTCACTTGATGGTTTTGGGAACGATAAGGACAGGGTGGTCTTTGCAGAGATTAAGCTTGTCGGTCGAGAAAAGATGGAAAAAGCCAGAGCTGGCGAGATTGTCGAGCATCACCGAATTCAAATGGATCATCAGTTTTTAGTGACCGGCGTCAAAAAAGCTTTTTATGTGTGCTACACGCTAACGCCAGATAAAAAGAAAATGGATCAGTTTCATATGATGCCAATCGAGCCAAGGCTTGATTTCATTGAAAAGGAGCTTCTGCCAAAGGAGCTTGAGTTTTGGGATTTGGTTTTAAGAGAGACCCCACCGGAGCTGTCCGATAAAGATGAGCTTAGGGTTGATGATCTTCATTTTAATCAAGTGGCTTATGCGTACCGCGCCCTTTTGTCGGAGATGAAGGAAAAAGAGTCCGAGCTTGAGCGGCTTAAAAAGCAGTTGACCGGATTGACTGAGAAGTCATCTATTGTTGCCTGCGGTGGGCTTAGGATTCAAAAGATTTTTAGGCGTGGCAATGTTGATTACTCCAAGATTGAAGTCCTTAAAGGGATTGATCTGGATCAGTTTAGAAAGAATGGGTCTGAATATGTTCAGATTAAAGAGATATGCGAAAAGAGCTAATTCAATACCAGCTAAAATCCATGGGTCGAATTTCCCACCACACTTTAATTGTTTTGTTGAAAATAATATTTGATTACATAAAATTTAGAGCATCCGAGGGTGAGCACGATTTGGCAAAAATAATGGATGAATTATCAGGGAGCGATAATCTTTTAAAAAGGGGGCAGGGATGCGATTCACACCAGACGCCGCAGGCATATTCTTAATTGGTTTCATAGTTTTGGTTGCCGGCACTTATCTTTACGTGGCTGATGGCTCAAAGGCCTTTAGCCGAGTCAACTCCAGGGTTGACGGTGCCGAGGACAGGATTGCTGCCATCGAGAAGCTTTTGGGCGATGTGGCCGACGCCACGGCCAAGGTGACTGATACTTGTGTTGAGACTAGAAACATTGTTTCCAGTTTTCGTGATGATGTGAAAAGCCATATTGATGCCATGGACCTTGAGATCAAGCGGTTAAAGGAGCTTGGAGTTAAGGTTTCAAAGACTGTGAAGGTTGTGGCAGAGGCGCCGCTTCCGATTATTGTTTTGCCAAGTTCACACAAGAAGCAAGAGAGAAAAAAATAGTGTGGGAGGTAATGTTTTGGGCTTTGATGATTTTTGTCTTTTGGCAGCTTTTGAGGAGATTGAACTAGATGGGCGGCCCGGAGATTTAAAGTCCCGTAGGAGTGGACCTTTGACTATTCCTTTAGTCGTCTCCGAGCCGCCCGTGACGCCGACCAACGAGGAGAAGCCTTATGCTATCAATGAATCGGACGATTTACCATGGCCCTTTAGTCCAACTGGGATTTTGACTTATGTCGAATGACATCACTGCCTATTGGCAGATGCAGGCCCAACAGCTAGCCAATTCATTTGCCCATAAGAAGGCCTTGGAGTTTTGCAAGCTCTTTTTAGATGAGTCGGGGCTGATGGACACCATTAAAAAACACCTAGAAAACCAGCAGAAATCCATCAAAAACGCATCAAAAAGGGGGGATTTTGATCAAAATAGCATCAAAAACCCTCATATTTTGTACGAAAAGGCCTTTGGAAAATGGTTGGCCATGAGTTACGCGCTTGGTTATCTGGACGGTATTAAGCGGGAAAAGCTTGGAAAGCTGCTTATCTAGTGCGGGAGTACGTAAACAAGATCGAGGTTAACGGTCTTATGGTGACGGTGAGGACCAATGTTGGAGACGGGCTTATGGATATTAATTATAACCTTCGTGCTGCTAGGGCTATGCATCCAATGGACGCGCTAGGGGTGCTCTTGGCCGTTTGTCACAGCATTTGCTCACAGTCGCAAGTTGACCTTTTAGAAGTGGTCAGAAATATGGTGAAATTAGAGGATGGATTACACTAGGAGTATCGAATGCCGTATAAAAGCAATGCTCAACGCAAATTTATGCACGCAGCAGCTTCCCGTGGGGATATTTCAAAAAAGACTGTCGAAGAGTACGATCAGGCGTCGAAGGGAAAAAAGCTCCCTGAGCGCGCAAGAAAAAAATCAGCATGGAGCAAAGTGAAATGATTGAACTGACGTGGGGCCAGCTTAGAAATCCTGAGTTCGGTGCGGCCGTTAGGCGCTTGATGAGGGAGCCAATGGAGTTGAAATCTACGATTAAGATCGCGACAATTTATAAGCGCCTTGAGAAAGAGGAGCAAGTTGCTTTGACTGTGGCTGACTCGGTAAAAGAAAACATTAAGAACAAAAGCCAATCTGAGCAAGACAAGGCAAGTGATGAGTTCGAAAAAACTAAGTTTCAATTTGATTTGCCTAAAGTTTCTTTAGCAGAGCTGGAAAAAATTAAAATCTCAGCGTCAGAGCTTTTATGGCTTGAACCATTTATCAAAGATCCAGTGGTATTGCCAGAGCCTAGTAAGACGAAAGCTTCTTCTTAGCGAGCTTCTTTAACCCGTCAACGCCTTCTTTAGGATCTGGCGAATGATCGGCAAGGCTTTGCGCGGCCTTGGCTTTTTCGTTTAGGTATGGCTGAAGCACTTTCATTTTGTCAGCGTCGGCCTTGATCATTTCGGCCTTGATGAGGGTGTCGCAGGCTTCTTTGATTTCCCACTCTTCCATGCCGCCTTCTTTTTTTGGCTCTTTAGCTGTCATTGCTTCATCCATTTTAATACTCCCTTTCGATGTAATCGCCAAATTTCTTGCGGCGTTTTTTCTTCTTTCCAATCACTCCCCGGCCAACCCGAGTCCATGGGCTTAGGAATTTTTGATTCAGCATATTTCCGAAATCTCTATTGGTTCCAGAGTCACCGTTCATTTTTATTCCCCATCAATAACCATGGGAGAGTATATGACTGAACCGGTATGCGCTCAAGTGGCGCGGTCCTTCGAGTTAAGGCTTCAGCTCCACGGGCGGCCTGATAGGTAAGCCCAGGCCCATAGGTTCTAGCGGCTCTTGTGGCGCCTGCGGTTAAAAGACCATGAGCAAGCGCAGTTGTCGGGTCTTTACCTTGTGCGATCTCGGCACTGGCAAGGCCCGTGCCGGTGATAACGGGAAGAAGTCCAAAGACTGATCTCGCCTCTTCTCTGGCTAGTTTATCTTGCGACATGTTTTGCACGGTTTTGGCGTTGGAGTAGCGCTCATTGATCTTTTTTAAAAGAGCAGTGTTCTTTGATTTGAATGCGGTATCAAGGGCATCGATGTGTTTATTGATTCTGCCTTGGACTGCATTTCTCAAGTCTCTTAACCGCTGCATGGCGGCCGGTGATTCGCCATAAGTTTTATTCCACCTGATATTGTCATCAAGTGATTTGCGGTAATCCAGCATTTGTCCAATTGATGGCTCATCACCGAGGGCCTTTAGATTTTGAAGTTCGCCTTCAATGGTCTTTAGAGCCTGTTGCCCGCCCGATTTGCCGGTGAGCTTTTCAGCACTCTCAGTCAAAAACTCATCGGCCATTTGCGTGGCATTGGGTTTTGTGGACAAGATGTTTTGAATATTTTGTGGTGTTGCGGTTTCAAGGTTTAATTCTTTTGCCGATGATTCGGTGACATCTTGATAGGTTTTTTGAATTTGTTTGCCAGCGTCATCAACAATTTCATCGGCTTTTTCTGCGACGTTTTCAAATGTTTTCCCAGGCGTGAGCATTCCCTCTTTTTGCATGAACTGCTCGATTTTCTTGCCAGTGCCTTTTTTGATAGTTTCTTTGAAATCTTTGAATCTCCCGCCGGCTTGCTTAAGGGCCATCATTGTCTTTGTCTTTGAGAGTTTCTCTGGCAGGGAGGCAAGGCCTGAACCGGCAGATTGCGCAATACCGCCAAGGCCCGCACCAAGTCCTGCTGATTTAAGTCTGGCCATTAGGTTTTCTTCGAGTGAAAGATTTTCCCCTGGATTTGCGGCAAATCCAACTGCCCCGCCGGTCGTAGCCGCGCGGCCGACTTTGGCGGCAAGGGTAGCGCCCTTAACGGACGCTGCACCAGGAATGGGAAGGGCCAACGCCCCGCCAACGGTTCCGGCGGCTGATGCCACGGGCTCCTCGGCCTGAATAGCTTGTCCCCGCTCAAGCATTTGTTTCAAGGCTTTTTCATAAGTGAGTTCTGGGTGAAGGATAGACATGGACGCGGCTTGAAGTTTTGGCAAATATCCAAGGCTTGCCCCTTGACCGAATCCTTCGACTACCGCCTCGGCTGGTGAAAATTGATCTTGTGCCGGCGGCGCCTGACCGCCGACCTCCGCCTCAAGCTGCGCAAGCTCGGCCTGCTCCTTTGGTGAAAGACCTCCAGCGGTTGGCGCAAGCTCTTTTTCAAGCTGAGCAAGCTCTAGTTTTTCAGCTTCCGAAAGAGGCATTATCCACCTTTGGCTTTTTCTCTTAATTCTTGAAGTCGCTTCATTTTATCACTTGGAGGGGCGCTCGGCTGGCCATCGCCAAAAGATTCTTTAACGGTTTTTCCGCCGTAGGCCTTATATTGCTCGCGAATCTCAGGAGCATAGGCCGCCTCTCTGGCCGCAAGCTCTTGCTCCATCAGGCGCTTATATCTTTGTGCCGCTTCAATCATTTGGCTTTCGGTGTTAAACTGCCCTTGGCCAAATTCCAGCTTTAACCGTTCAAGCTCATTGTTGGTGACGGCGGCTCCCGATCGGTCTTTTAATTCAATGTTGAAAATTCTTGAAATTGAACTCTTAAGCCTTGAGGCATCAGGGGTTACTGCAAGCCTTCCAACGCCAGGAATGCTGACACCTGGCAAATCCGCCATTGGTTTGCCGTTCACTGTATTTGTTGCTGGGTCATAATCGTTTAATTTAAACCCTAAAACCCCTTCGAATTCTTTTAGTGAATTGGCAAAATCTGTCGCAGGGGCTCCGACCTTTTCGCCGTATTTCTCGGTCATCTGTTGGCCGAATTTTTTCTTGGCTAAATCAAGGTATTCCCCGCGAATAGCTTGACCCGTTGCTTGTCCGCGAAGTTGAGCGAGCAGCGGTTCCATTAGATTTTTGGTGTATTGCTCGCGCCGCTTTTGAAGTTCGCCTTGCAAAGCTAAAGTTTTTGCATCTCTTTGCTCTTTGGTCTCAGGCTTAAGAAGCTTTGCGACCTCTAATGCCTTGCCTCTGCCTTGTGGATCTATATAGTCGGCAAATGCTGCAAGCGGTGTCCAGTCGATGTCTGGTTCTTTCGCTTGATAATCTTTTATGTATTTCTCAAGCTGACGAATGCCGCCCTGCTGTTCGATGGCGGCTTGTTTCATTTGCTGCTCATAATCCTCAAGGATGGCTTTTTGCATGCGTGGATCAACGGATGGTAGCGGCATCGCAGGAGTCATCGTCCCCTGCTGCTGAACGCGAAGTATGTCAGCCTCAGTCAGTGGAGCTGGATTTAACTCTTCATCATCAAAATATCCTGAAAGTCCATTAGCCATTTATGGATACCCTGCCATCAGGCGACGGTTTTTCGAAAAATAATCCTCATCTGGGTTAAGCTGAGTTTCCCCACTGATCATGCTTGGCTTTTGTAGCCCTATGCCAAGCCATGGGGTAGATCCGCCGCCAGCTACCCCCATTTGAGTTTTCGGCGAGTATGATGATCCAAGAGAAACAGGCTGTAATTGTGGCATTGAATCTGTTGGGCCGCTAGACATTGGAGCGCTTTCGCCCATACCTTTTGAAAACATCATCCCCTGAAGCCCCCCTTGCACACCGCCGGAGAAGGCGCCGGCCAGAGGAGATGACACCGGACCTGGAGTAAACTGTTGAGGCGTTATGCCAGTCCATGGAGAATATTGAGTCTGAGCAGCGCTAAGGTTTGCCTGTCGCTCTTGAGCTTTCTTTTGTGCTTTTGCTTGCTCTGCTCCCGACACGGCTCCCAGTGCGGCCATAGCTATCGGTATCCATGCCATGCTAAATCCTCCTGCCTAAGTTTACATAACCATCGTCCATGACGTGAAAATCATGGTTTAAAAACCTATCCTTAACGTGGGTCAAATTTGTGCTCGCACAAATTAGGTCAATGCCCTTAAAGGATGACGCAAGATCAACCAGCCGATCGATTAAAAAATCAACCGCTTGCGAGCGTGTTTCTTTATTGCATTTTTCATCAGAGATGAAATTGGTTATCATTGCGACATTATTGTCAGTCAAAGATAAAAACCCCGCACAAATTGGTGAGCCGCTAGAGTAGACCATAAACCCAGTGGGACTGATAAACTTTTGTTCAGGCTCGAAAACTCCCCGTGACTTAAACCATCCGCTATAGACAGCTCCGTGAGTTTCCCAAGAAAAAGGCTCCAAATAAAAATCATGCATCAGCATACACCGAGTTTGAGAAATCATTTTTCAAATGCACAAAGATTTCATTCTCAAGCACGTCCACTCCATTGATTAAAAACCCTGCCCTTATGGCCATTTTAAGCATTGGGGTGTTCGTGTTTTGAATTCTTGTCGAGGCTCGCTTGTACGTCTCAGCCAGGCGCTTAAGGATTACATGGTATGACCTATAGCTTAAGGCCGTGCCTGCAATTGAAGGGAATGCTCCTCCGTGCTGCATGTAGACCGACTCTTTATCCATTTCAATGCAAGTGGCATAGCTCATTGGTTTATCATTGTCCTCAACAAATAAGGCAAAATCAAAAGTGTTCATTGATGGATCACGCTTTTCCCTGAAGCAAATAAAGTGAGCATTCTCGCTCATTTTATTCCATTCGTCTAAAGTTAAGCGATGGATATTCACTTCTTTCCACCGCCTCCGGAAGCTCTCGTCGCATCGGCTGATTGTTGAGCGGCCCACGCGCGCATCATTTCATTGTATCTGTTCACATCAAATGCGGCCGACCTTGTAATGTCACCAGTTAATTGTCCAATGTCGGCCTGCTTTGCGGCTGACTCGGCATCAGCAAAGCTCTTAACCAACCCCTCACGCCGCCCTAGGTCTTGAGCCTGAAGGCCAAGCCTTTCGCCCATTCCTTGCCTTGAGATTTGTTGGCGAGAGGTCATAAGATCCCTAGCCCCTTGTCTTGCAAGAGAACTCCTAGCCCCACTTGACAGCCCACCAGTTCTAGCCAGAGTTCCGGCCGCCTGAGACAAGGCCTGCTGTGAAGCTCTTTGGGCCGCCCCTCTTTGGTCTTCCTCGCCCATTCTCTGCTGCTGCATTTGAAGCTTCAGCCATGGACTTTCGCCCTCTGCGAACGCTTGCTCTGCCAATGCCTGTTGAGCGCGTCCAGCATATGGGTCCATTCGGTATTGGGCTAACAGTTCACCAGTTTCTCTGTTTCTCGTGCCTTCATATCCTGGCGGCATTACACCAGCTCGGCGCTCGAATTCTGATTGCATGGGAATGCGAATGGCTGGATTATTTGCCATTTGCTGCTGTCGTTCGCGCTCCTGTGTTTCCATCTCAAAGCGCCTGCGTTCGGCCGCCTGACGTTGAAGCTCTCGCTGTTGATAAATATAATCCCTAAGACTCATGAGTGCTCCTCATATACTTTAACATCCTGGTCATTGAGATCCATGTCTGGATCGGCGACTTGGCCCTGTAGAGTTTCGCGCATAAGCTGAAGCAAAGCTGCTAAGTCTTGCTTTTCACTATCTGCATTCGCGTGAAGTTCTTTTTTATAGCAGCGATAGCGAACATAGCTCAGCAAATATTCATAGCAAATCTGTGGCACATCACAATTGGTGTCGTCATCGGTGTATTGATTCAAGTCTTTAAAATAAATGATTCTGATCGCATCAGTGAAATTTTTGCGGGCTTTTGGGGTGAGTCTCAACACGTAATTTTCAGAGGTTTTGTAGATTGAATAAAAATAATAATCAGAAGAGTTGTAGAGGTTAAACACATCCTCGGTCTCGTAGGCCGACTCCGAGCGCAAGGGTTTTATCGTGTAGACAATCGTGTTTTCACGATAAACAAGCTTTCTGATTTTGGTGTCGATAATGTCAGCAGGCAATGAATAATCCTGCTGATCAACTACAATTGAAATGAAGGCCTCATCTTGCAGGTATCTCTCCCTAAGCCCAAGCTTGATTATCTCGGCCTCAATAATTTGAATTCCAGAGTTGAAATACCGCTGCATCTCAGTTGGCTGAATGAACTCCTCGGCCTCAAGGTCAAGCTCTGCCTCAACCTGCTCCCTGAGATCGCCAAAAGTCCTATAAGCCATGGTGCGTTACCCTTTTGTAATTATCGGTATCTCTCAATTTATGCTCCAATAAAAACCCCATTCGAGCAAGTCGATCATTGGTTTTCACCGCTAGACCCGGTCTCAAATGTTTCTTGGGTCTGGGAGATGTCCTGCCAATGGATGTTGTAGGCCAAGAGATTTAAAGGCTCCCCTTTCTTAAACCCTCGTATTACCCATTGAAGTGACCCATTGGGCAGCACATTGTTTGGGTCGGTGACCGTGACCACAGTGTCGCTATTCCTGGTCGTGATGAGAAACCCTTGGGTGTAGTCATCAGCCTCAGTGTAGATGAAATAATCAACCGCGTCCTCGGGCCAGGCGAGTGTTACATTATCAAGGGTCGCCGTGTTGGCCGCACCATTAAACGTGGCATTGCCATCGGTGTCCGAATTGGTGATGGCTGAAAAACCATTTGTGATGACCATCTGGACGTAAGACACCCTAAGCCCTCTGGCTGGAAATCTGCGCCATTGTTCAATAAGGCCCGTGGCATTCCATACGCAATCCTCATTGCCCCAGACAAAAGACTGATCCCCCCAGGTGAAGTTCCTGCGCCATCTGATGACATTTAGGTTTCTGGTCATTTTGCCATCATCATTTATGGCTGAGATTTGGATTGTCGTGTCTGCCCGATTGGCAGCGGTCAGCAAAATCCTTGTTGGAATTTTCCTAAAGAAGGTCCCACCAAAATTGATGTTGATGGACTGATAGGTCCAGATGATGGTCTCTCGGTTCCAATCCTCTGCGTCAGCGGCAGTGTCGATCTTAGGATCAGTCAAAGTGTCAGAATCATGAATGAACACATAGCCCCTAGTGTCGGCCCGGTAAAGAGAGTCATTGAAAAACTCAAATGCCGTTGGCATGAAGCTATTCCCGCTCCATGTGGTGAACACACTTTTAGGCTTAATCCCCCACCTGAGATCAAGGACAATGGACGAGTCATTATCAAGGGAGCCCGAATCTGATTGAATTCCCCACAAAATTCTGCGGTTTAATTCATCAAATTTGCCATAAATTCTATTGCGCTGAGTTTGCTCGCCAAGCAAATTTTTATATCTGGTGTTTATATTGTCTGAAATCTTAATGGTCTGATAACCATCGGTGTAATAAAACCCATCATTGCCAGCCCAAAAAACACCATTCTCTGCTTGAACAATTGAAAGGTTAGACACGCATCCGGCGGTGTCAGAGATCCTAATTGGGTTCATGCCGCCGCGACCGAATTGATCAAAAGCCCCCTCGCACCTGTAAATGTGTTTCTTGCATAAAAATATTGGGTTTGATTTCGCACTTGAAAGGCCTACCAGCTCATCCTCAAGCTCAGTCTCAAAATCCTCTGGGCATGCGTCAGGATCTCCCGGAACAGATTGTCTCACCTTGTTTGGAAATTGCTCTGACCCATCTTTGATATAGCCGTAATATCCAGTGGAGTTTACGACATGCACCAGCTTTGATTCAGGCGTGGGGTCAAAATCAAGAGTGCCATCATCGGTGTAAATTATGTCGTTATCTACAATCGCCGTATCGGCGAACGTGTCATTAAACGTCGTCGTTCCATTGGTCACTTCACCAATCTTGTAAAGAGTGGAGCCGCCAGCAATGGTTCGATAAATGAAAACCTTAATGACCGTTGTGTCCCAATTATCAATCACACCGTTTGAAATAACCGGAATTGAGTTGATGGTGTTTGGACTGGTACCCGGATCTGATGAATCATCAACTTCAATGACTGTTGTTGCGCCAAAATCCTGATGCTCCTGATCACCCACCATGTAAGTGTAGTGATAATGAAATGCGTACAAATAATCATTCGTCTCAGCAGTTCCAATCACAACGGTTGGATCGCTGGCCAGCGCCGGAAGGCCAGAGGTCCTCACACGATAAACGCCTCCCGAATCACGATAAATTTTTTGAGGTCTTGGAAAAGCGTCACTCGTTAAAAATATGTGCCTATTCCACTGAGTGTAGGAAAGCGCATTGGTTACAGTACCAGTGCTTAAGACTGAATTCCCGGTTGGTCCGGTGAGTGTTGCGTAAGCGGCAGGGTTTCTATAGTAAAAGGCTTTTGCTGAATGAACAAAAAGAGTAGTGTTATTGGCGTAATTGATCAGTGTCCCAATGCGCTGAACGCCTGCCGGGATTTGGTCATTTGCCGGAGTGTCATTATCAATGACTGATCCGTCGCGAGAGGCGGGCTTTCCATCGGATGTCAGAATGAAATTATCAAGAGTGGCATAGGTGTTATAGGCCTGCTCAAAGACATCATCAGTGATGCCGGCAGAGAAGTCAGTTACTTCAAAAGGGTTTGCCGATCTAGCCGCCATAAACCGCTAAGAATGAAAGAGAATTATCAATTGTGTAGACATAATAGGTCGTATCTGATTGCCGCTCCACAGTTGGCAAAACGACCTCGCCAGTCGTTAGCCTAAAGCTTATTCCAACCAAATCGAAATCAAACCCAGGAGGTATTGTCACAAGCTGCCGGTAAAATCCAGTTGGACCATTGGCGACCCATGAGCCTGACGAGATGGTCTGGACAATACCGACGATGGATTGTGCCGTTAGAGGGGCTGAGTTTGTGCCGTCGTGGTCATGATCATTAAGCTGCTGAATATCATCCTCAAGCGCCGTAAAAAGGGCTGAACCCTTATCGCCTGATTCTGGTTTTTTGTACCCAAAAGAGAGAGTTTCCATTCTTACCTCACTTTATAGATCCACCCAAAAACACTCCAGCCACAAAAACTGCCAAGGTCATGAAAAACATTTCCCCACCACTTGACTCCACGCATGGCTCTGTTTCCATGCATTGATTGTAAGCCTCTTTAAATGCTTGAAGCTGTGACTTATCTTTATCGCAAGAAAGCTTGTACTCACGAAGCTTGACCATATCAGTGTTGCTATAGCAAACATCACTTCCGCTCGCCCTGGCTAAAGATGTCGGCAACAACATCGCGATCAGACACACCCTTGCTCTTAAGCTCAATCTCAAGCTCGGCTTGTCTAATCTTGACTTTGAGATCATCGTCAATCTTTTTTCGCTCAAGACGAAGCCGCTTCCTTTCTTCGAAAGCCTGGCCGGCCAAAAAGGCCAGCCAAACTGTTACATACTTTTCGATCAGGGCTAAAATCTTTTCTATTGAAGAGAGCACTCATTTCTTTTCTTTTGCATTGTAGATTGAGAAAAACTTTAGCCAATACATGATCTTTGATGACTCAAAGGCCGCTATCATGTTGGCAAGTGCAAGCATCCTGGCCGCACTCAAAACCACAGATAGGGCGCGAATGACCGCCACTAAAAACGTCACAAGCGCCGTTGCGATTGATGCAATCACGCCCAACCACTTGAACACCTCAACGGCAACAGGGCCAATTATCGGCATTGACTCGATTGTCTTTAAAGCCGTGGCGAGCCATGCCGGAGGCATGAGCACATCGTCTGCCGGTGCGGACGCCGAGACGACCATTGTCGGCGCCACATCAGGCGCCTGAGCAAATGCCATAAATCCAGTCATTAGGATCATGGCTAAAATTAATTGTTTCATACTAACCCCCGTTAGCTATTTGGACCTTTATTTCCCTTATCTTTGCGTGAGCCTCTGAAATGTCTTTTCCCATTTTATCCACACGAGAAAGTGCTCGCATGATCTCATCGATGTGCTTATTTAGGATTTTTATCTGAACGGTATTTTCGAAAATGATCACGATTAGTTTCTTAACCGCCCAAACGCCAAGCCCAAGAAGTGCCGCACCGATTGAGACGATAATGGTCCAAAGAATCGTGAGCAGCGTTTGACTATCCACTGTCTTGCACCCACTTAGGATAAGCCGGCTGAATTATCGAGACCAGGTCTTTTCTGGCGTCAAAGGGCCTTATGCGAACACTGGCTTGCTTTTTTATCGCGGCCTCAAGGTTTACGGTTGTGCTGTCACCGCCGCCGGCTTCAATGACTTGCATGTCGTTAATGCAAAGGGCTATGTGAGAAATCTCTGGACTGCCGTAAAACGCCAAGGCCCCGGCCTTTGGCAGAGCGTTCACAAACCCAAGCTCAAAGAAATGCTCATATAAGGCTTGGGCTGATTGATCGCCCTTGGGGTCCATGCCGACCGATTGCAAACACCATTGAATAAAACCAGAGCAATCAAACCCCTCCATTGGAGATGAGCCGCCCCATTTGTAAGGAGCTCCGATTTGTGATTTAGCGTAGTCGATTAGTGTGGTCACTTAGCCCCAATGCATGTGAGATTAAAATCATAAGTCGTACAGTTTACACCAGAGAAACAATCAGTCGTAAGTGACGTGGCTGAGCTTGCCGTGATGCCTATAAGGCCATCGCTAGATACTGATTGAGCTAAGGTCATCTGACAATATGGGGTCGATGAAAAAGCGCCAGCGGAAAGAGTAATTGCACAGGTGCCGGCTGAGATGTTTCCAATGCTTGATACCCATGAGCCGTGCTGAGATATGATCGACGATGAAGCGTCACAGTTAAGCTGAGCCACTTCAATTGCTGTAACCCCTGAATAAGAGCTTGCGACCGAGTGGACCAGCACTGGAGACGGCAACGCTTGATCTATTGCGAAAATGGACCATTCCAAAGTCGAGACTCCAGGAGATACTCCGCTCAATGTCGTGGAGCCGGCAGATGACGCCCACTGTAGTCTTAGAGTTTGTGCTGCTAAGGACGTGATATTCCATATGCCACACAGGTTAAGGTTTTGATTTACCAATGAGGTCTCTTGATCCCCTTGAGCCTCTGCGATTGTGACAGATGAAGTGTTTAAGGAAAATACAGAATCGGCCCCACCGCTGCTTGTAAGGAATCTAAAATTAACACAAACGAAGTATTTTCCAATTCTTGATGGGATTAGCAATAGCTGCGGCAAAACTGATCCAGTTGCCGAAACTGTTCCAAAATTGGTGTTAGTCCTTTCGACCAGCGAACAAGATGCATCGGCGGCCGGATCTCCAATTGCAGTGTTGGTTCTAGCCCATGAGCAAGTTATATCGTGATATCCAGACCATGAAAGTGCTGATGTTGATGGTTTATAAGCCAGCTCTGTTGATAGTGGGTATTTGATGATGGAAAAATCCACACGCAAATTTCCTGTTTGAGCATATAAATCAGATCGGGTTCCAGTTACCGCTGAAGTATATAATTCAAAAGTTCTATTTCCAGATGATGTGTATTCAAAAAAAGACTCAACCATAACCTCTGATGTAGAGGCATTCGTCGCATTTCCATATCCTCTGCCAACCGTGACGGACCCGTCTGTTATGGCATAAGCGGTTGATCCCGTTGCAACAGCGGCCCCGCCGCTTCCGGTAATGACTACGCGATACCTGCCAGGAGGTAAATTGTTAACAGTAAACCTGGGCAAATCCGCATCGGTTGTTTGAATGATCCCTGGCCCTGGATTAGATCCAACCGTTGGACCTGGGCAAGCGGCAACAGTTCCAAATGGGCCAAGTGTTGTGCTGGTTCTATTCCACTGACAAGACGCTGTTGTGTCAATGAAGGCATTACCGATGAAGGTCGTTTGAGAGATATTAGTTAAATTAATTTCTTCGGCATCTCCGAGCCAACAATCATCTATTGTAATAGATGGCTCATTTTGGTTTGCCAAAAGTCTTAGTATAATAGTGCCGCTTGATGGGAAAATAAAAGATGCATATTGATATTGCGGTGAAGTGCTTGATGCTATCGTAATAGAGCCTAAGACGCTAGACCCATCATAGGCTTGCAAAGAATGCGTTGCCGTTCCAGATGGTGTCATGATCTTACAAAGTGCTACACCATTTTTTCCCTTTAAGCCGTTTGGAATTGTAACGGCCCCATAGCTTAAGGTGTTCGTGGAAGCTGCGGCATCCCAAGTGAACGACACGCGACCCGTGAGGAGATTAGATCCAGAGGTGACCGTGGCGAATGTGCCAGCACTTGCCGTCCATTTATGAATGCCAGAGCCTTTGCCATTCTCGGCCCCGCCGTTCTTAAGCAGATTCTTTGACCAAAACTCCTGTCGGTCAACATCAGACAAAGCGGCGAAAGCTGAAAACGACATTAAAAATGGCAAAATATATTTCATCATGTAAAGCTCGCCTCCGTTGCATAGACCAATGCTCTCACATCACCCGTCGCCGTATCAGTGCCACGGAAAAGCCTAACCTTAATCAGATCACCCGCCGCGACTGAAACACTATTGATCTGCCCAGACGTGGACGTTAAATCAAACACGATTGATTGTGGTTCATTTACCGTACCGGCCCCAAGGGTTATTGCGGTATTGGTCGAAGTCCTTTGATTTGTGGTTGAGTCCATGGCATCAGTTGCAGCTCTAATCAATGTGCTCTGAGTGGAAATCAAAATGTTTCCACTCGTATCCGGTGAATAGGCAGACATCCTAAGATTTATCTGCTGGCCCGCCACATAGCTTGCCGGCACCTTAACCCATGCATATAGGTTTTGCGTCTCACCTGCGGTGTAGAAATACACTTGAGAGTTAAATTCAATGTCTGATACCGGGGCCTCTGCATCCTCAACCCATCTTAAAGCCCCGCCACTTCCGCCAGATCCAACTGGGAGCCATGTTGAGCCAGTGTCAATTTTAAGAGTTGATTGATCGGTTACCCAAATTAAGCGCCCGGCGTTGCCCGCCGCTGGTTTTCCAGCATCAGTGTAATTCTCATGCCTTGAGCTAAATTGCGCCACAGCAGTTGATAAAGACCCTTCAGCCGTTACATCACCGCCAAGGACTGCTTGCAACACACCTGCTGCCGCTCGGTTAAACCGAACATTACTATTTGCAGTCCCGTTATTTCCGATGATGATCTGCTGGTCATTTCTTAAGAATGATCTTTTGTTTGAGCCGTCGTCTGTTTTGAAAAAGCCAGATGTGGAATTTCGCCAAAAGCGGCCAGCGACAGAGCCGGATGGGTCTGAGCTTAGGTTTTCAAATGTGGCGCTTTGAAGCTCACCGAAAATCTTTGGCATGTCTTTCCCCTTTTAACGGCGGGAGGCCGCAATTAATCCGTTAATTGTTAAACACAAACCATCTAACAGAAGTCTCTGCCGCTGCTGCGGCATTTGCGTAAAGCACAAATGACCCAGACCCAGGCACCGCCTGAACTGATTTCATAGTGGCATCATTTGTCGCAACAATTGCTAGCACAATGCTATCAGTGGTGACCGTATCATTGGTCACAGTTAACGAAGTCGCCGCAGTCGCGAAATTAACCGTGCCAGACATTTTGTTAATCGTCTGGTTACCAGTAGTTCCACCTGCCGTGATGGTCGCGGTAACGAGAAGGCTTCTTACATCAAGAGAGAAATCTCCCCTAACTCCACCAGCAGAATTTCCAGACTTTACAAAAAATGATCCAGAATCTCCCGTGCCGTCATCTTTATTGCCAGTTTCAAAGTATTGGCTCTTGGTCGCGGCTGCGTCATTGTCGTCATTAGTCCTTGTGAAATACACAAGGTCTTTTGTCGTCGGAGCTTTAATGCCGGCCCCTGCCGCTCCAGATGGTGCTGTCTCACTAAATCCAAGCTCTATATTGTCTCCGCCGCCTGCCGTGCCGAGGTTAACGAAATCTGTAAACCAACCCCTGGTCCATCTGCGACCATCGGTCCCGTTTTGCACTTGGTTATTGACATATGGCTTTAATTCGACCGGCACACTTGAGTAATCAAACCCAACAACTTCGATTAAAATATTATCCACATCAAGTGTGGTAATCGTCGCCTGAACGGCTAGCATAGTGTTATGAAAAATTGTGCCTTCAGTAACTGTTACGAGTCGGCCGGCCGTGAAGGCTTCTGCCGTATCCCATCCAGTCGCCCTGGTCGCAGCATTTCCAACGCCAGTGTATTCATAGACACCGTTTTCAGAGGCAACGCCCTGATCTGCCGCTAAGAAAAAATCTCCATTGTTAAGGGTCTCTGAATCAATCGTTGCCGGTAAATTGGTCAAATCAATGTTACCATCTGATCTAGCTCTGGCAGCACCGGCCAAAGCGACACCTCCACCGCTTGATGAGCCAGGGATGTCCTCCCATTGAGTGCCGTCATATCCTTGAAATGTCGCGTCTGTCGTGTTGAATAAAATCCAACCAGCCGCAGGAGTAAGCGCGTTTCTTTGGGCAGTGGTTAAAGATGGAAACACAAGCGCGCCAGAGGTTATGCCATGGTTTAAATATAAGCTCCCAGATGACGTCTTGATTACAACGTCAGACGTGTTAGCAAGACCTGTCGAGCCAGTGGTAACTCGATCAAAAATAAGCTGTTTTGGAGATGCCGTCTCAGCGTCAGCCCTTAGGTTAATGACGAAATTTGTTTTTGATGCGGCATAAAGCTTTCCATCAGGCTGAGTATCATCGACTGCGACAAGTCGCAATTGATGAGGAGACTGAAGCTCGAAATCCATTTCGACATTGGCGCCAAAGATAACTCTGGTTTTTAATGTGCCAGTGTTGACGTATGCATCATTATAAAATATGCCAGCATATGATTGAACGTCTGCGCCGCCCTCTGACACTGCCTGCGGCCCCTTAACTCTGAAAGATGAGGCATTGTCTTTGCGTCCAATGATTGTGCCCCTGACATCCAGTTCAGATGTCGGAGAATTGGTGCCAATTCCAAGTCGATTTGTGGTGTCATTCCAGAAGAAATTCGTTGCATCAGCGGAAAACCCGCCAGTGCCATTGCTGAATTGAACCGCTCCTGAGGCGCCAGTACTTGTCGCCGATCCTGAAGTTCCACCTGGAAGGCCTAGCACACTTTGAATGTTTCCCCTGCTGCCGCGATCGATGATGCTCATTTAGATGTCATAGGCGGAACTCCAAGCATCCACCGTCTCCTTAGATTTTTCCACCTGTGTCGTTGCGCCAACATAGGAGTATTGAGTCTTAATGCACTTGCCGCCGTTTATCGTAGTGACGGGACACTCGTATTGATACTCAAGCCTGTTTGAACCATCGTAGGTGCGATAGGTTTTCATCGCTACCTTGCTGACACTTAAGAGAATATCCTCAACGTCGGCTACATCTGCGTTTGGCATAAATACCCCTTAAATGAAATTAGACAGGCAGAACCCATGCCTGCCAAGTCTTGGTTTTTAATGCTATGCAATATAATCATTCAGGTCCTCTTTCAATCTCCAGTAAAGCGTTTCGGGTGTAATTGCATCAAGCTTAAGTAAAGTTGGTTTTATGCAATCAAGACTTTTTGCTATTTCCAAACACAAAAACCCTCTGCTCGATCCCCAGATATTTTTTCTCGGCAATGACACACCAAATGCTTTATATAAAACCCCTCTGATGATCAGATAAAAGAATGCTCCCCAGTCATAGGGCTGTTCATCAAAGCGATTGATGAGGTCTAGGTAAATCGTCTCCTCTTGAGCCGGTGATAAGTTTAAATCCATTCGCCTTACTATGTAGGAATGTTTCAAAAATGAAGAGAGCCATTTCAAATGAGCCCCGTAGAAATTGGAGTGAAACACATACTTTTGGTCAATAACAACGGCAAAATGAGATGACTCCTCACCAGTTATCCACTTGATTATTTTAGAGGCCGGTAGAGGAGATGCAGTCCATATAAGAGAAATCAATAAAAATACCCCTGAAGCTTTTCAATCCAAGCCGCTTTTATATCACTCGTTAGCAATTCATTTGTAAGGCCTGTAATTTTATTAGCGGCAATTTCAAAACTAAGTGAATTGACATCATCAAGCAGGTCCTTAAGCTCCGCATCTTGTGTAAGAGAAATGAGCTGCTCTGTGGTCCAAGTTCCATTTTTTACGCGAGCGACATTCTCTTGAGCGACCCAAGCAATGATTTTGTTTTTCGCCTCGGCTCTTTTCAAATATTTCAATAAATCCTTTTCAGCCGTGGATGGAGCATTGCTTGAGAATTCCTGAGTCTGAGAGTTGTAAATCCATCCGCATTGCACATTAGAGCCGGCCGAAATCAGATTTAGATCTGGAAAAGCAGACGCCAGGCTTTCTGTGTCGAAAATTGCCTCAACCTTGCCGTTTTTCACAAATGCAAATCTATTCATATGAAATCCTGCAATAACCAGTTCCCCCGGCCCCACCGGCACCAGAAGCCGTACCATTTAAAACGGCACCGCCTCCACCTCCACCGCATGAAACCCCTCCGGCCCCGCCAACCCCTGGCGTCGTGGCACTTCCGCCGCCGCCGCCGCCGCCAGTACCTGGGCCAAGAACAGATGGTCCTGCCGTCCCGGCAGTGCCGGCCGCTCCGGCAGCACCTCCAGCACCCCCGCCTCCAGCCAACGCCCCCTGTCCAGAACCGCCAGCGCCTCCGGCTCGATCGACGTTCGCATTTGAAATTCCGCCGCCGGCTCCGCCGCCGGCACCGCCAAAGGCCGAAGTCCCGCCGGCCCCAACCGGAGTTCCACCGCCAGACCCACCGCCGGCCCCGCCGCCTTGACCAGAAGCCCCGCCATTATCTCCATTGTTTCCAGATCCGCCGCCCATGGCCGAGCTTGTCGTACTTGGGCTTGGATGGCCTCCGGTTGTAGTGACCGGAGCAGTAAGAAGGCCGCCGCCGCCGCCGCCGGCATTGTTGGCCCCGCCAACCCCTCCCTCGCCGCCCGCCCCGCCATAAGCAGTCAAAAAAGTGCCAAATGTGGAATTTCCACCAACGCTGCCAGCATTGCCGTTTGTCGTATCAGCGCCAACCGCTGCTCCACCAGACCCGCCAGTGCCCAGAGTTACCGTGACCGATGTCCCAAGATCAGAGGCTCTAAAATCTTTTCTGGCATAATTCCCGCCGCCGCCGCCGCCGCCGCCGCCCCGAATGGTCCCTGCGGCACCGCGTCTACCAGATCCGCCCCCACCGCCAGCCCCCCATAACTCAATGGTGAATCTTTTGGTTTTGGTGGGAACAATAAAAGCGTTTGCGCCTGCCGTGGTGAATTCCATCATCCCGCCATGCAAAAGCTCAGTTGAAAATGCAGCTCCAGTGCAAATGACTAGCCTTAAAGTGCCAGGGTGCATGACCAGTGTAGCGAGCCCATCAATAAGCTCAGCGCCGTCTGGATCTATTGTTAAGTTCACATTGCCGCCACTGTGCTTTATGAAAAAATAAAAGCCAGCGCCTAGCGTTGCTGCCGCAGTTAAAGAAAATGTCGCAGCAGCTCCACCTGTGAACTCAACAATATCCCCACCATCGGCGCCGACAATTGTGTAGGCCGCAGCTTGTTGGTTTATCGAAATCAAATTAGACGTGGTGCCTTGAATTAAATTTCCACCTGCCGTGACGCCATCGCCAACAAATGTTTGCTTGGTGCTTTCATCATAGATGAATTCACCTTTAAGGGGAGTTATGGCCAGGCGCTGGGCCGTGGTGCCACGTAATACTTGGAACCTAGTTACCGAACTCATCTAGCGTCCCCATATCTAGGTTTTGTAGAGTCCAATCAATTGGAAGCTCATTGCAATCAACCGTGTTATAACAATCAGGATCTAACAAAGAAAGACTGCCTGAACAAAATCGTGTGAACGGAGGAAATGGCAAGCCCCTGACATAATCAGGCCGCACCTCTTTAAATGGTGTTCGATTCGGACGACCTGCCAGGTCTTTAAACCTGCCAGCCAGAAACCTAATCCTTACCTGGTCCTCATTGGTGATGTAAATATTTGTCTTATCGAAATTTTGATACCTAAACGAGAAATTGGCGTCCCCCTCGATCGATAACAAAATGATGTCATAAGGAATAAATGTCAGACCATGCTGAATGGGAGAGTTTCTTTGTCCCGGCGATACCGATACATCAAAGAGCTTAAACTCACCATCAAAGATTGGCTGAGCGTTGATAAACCTGGAAAGCCGAAAGAAGTTCTCTCGGACATATGGGTCCTCAATATCTTTGAGTATTAGCTCAATCAATTAAGGACCCCTCCCTTATTCCGAAACCACGTATTCGACCAACACGTTAAATTTGCCAGCCGTCAGGGCCGCCACTGCGACAGCAATCGAAATGGTTTTCTCACTCGAAAGCTTGATCATATCAGCCACAGTCGCGTCATCAGGAATGCCCTGGATGCGCCCCGTAAAAGATCCAACAGCTAGGGCCGCCAGCAAATCACCGCTTGAAACTGCTGTGACTGCAATTGTTGCAGATCCGCCAGATGTCGGCTGAGTGATTACGTCAATCACGACGTTCTTAATGAGGGCATTGGCCGGGAGTTTTAAATCCTTACCATCGCCATCTTTAAGGTTGATAGTGCCGACAGCACCGCCCTGGACTGCAAAGCTGTAATTGCCGATGGCAACGCCAAGCTGCTCTTTGAGCAAAAGGCCAAGTCTTGCCTGATTTGCAACAGCAGGACCCGCACCCTTGTTGAGTTTGTACTGAATGTCTGCATGCGCATTGCCGTTTTGGTTTCTTATTGCACCGAAAGCCAAAGTCGGCACCAGCGCAAGCATTAAAAAAATCGCTTTCATATTTTACCCTTTCTCGCTTTCAGTTTAAAGGCCCCCTCCCAATAAGGGGGCCAAAATACTAATTAATAATTCGGGATGCCATACATGATGGCATTTTTCCAGAGCGCATGACATACGAGATCACCGAACAAGCAATGATCAAGAATGTAAACATAGCCCGTTGTGGCCCGTGACTCGAAATACTCTTTGCCATCGGGAGCCTTGCGGCGCTTGAACATTCCGTTCGAGTAGAACGTAATGCTCGACCAATCCAAGTAGTAAATGACATCGTCATCACACTCTTGAATTCCGACAAGCTTGAGCACCTGGCCAGAGACCGATCCGACCTCAATGGTGTCCCAACCGTAAGTGTTAACCTTACGAGAGTTTGGAACCACATTGAACGGACCCTTTTGAACTTCGAGCAACTTCAGCACGGAGCCGAAATGCTTAAAGCTCATCAGGACCTCAGGCGCTTTGCCGCCCTTTGCTAAGCGCATGCGCTTAACATAGCCATCAAAGATTTTATCTAAGATGTTGGCAGCGCTCACTGAGCTTCCATCTACTTGCACAGACTGGAGCCATGGAAAGGCTGTCTTTGTCTGTCCAAACAGAGTGGTCGAGCCGCCATTGGCAGCGCTCAAGAGCTGAGATTTCAATCCTGTCATTCCCGCAGTTTGTGCTCCGGGGTGATAGAATTTCGCATTTTGCGCCGTGGTATATGCCGACACGTTAGCAGCGGCACCGCCACGAGTGGCCGAAAGTGTCACAGTCTCATCATAGACGTTAACTGCGATCACGTAATAAGTCGTTGGCGTTGAGTTATCATCGTCAAGACTTACTTTCTGATCGATTGTGAATCGATCAATTCGGTCAACCTGGATAATGCCGTTGACAAGATCAGTGTCCGCTACAGATCTTGCAAAGTGAGGTCCACCAAGTAGGTGAACAGATATCACCATCTTGAAGTACATCATCATTGCATCGATCTGATCGGGCAGAATTCTCAAGAATGTGCTCTCAGGAATTTTGCCGTCGTGCTCCATAAGATCACGATGTTGGAAGATCAAACTCGACCAGATTTCTGGCTGAGTGCTGATCGATCCGCGAATGTATTTGTATTTGGAAATGTCCGAAGAGTCAGCGAGCGAACCAAACTCAATGCTAGAAGCATATTGAGATTGGAACGGAACGATTAACTCTCCACCTTTCCATGACTCATCCATCTGACAATGCTGCATCAGATAGTCACGCTTAATAAACTCTTCCTTCAAAAGATCTAAAGGAAGGTACTGATTAAGCATGGATTGAAAATCACGATTGGTAGCCATTTTTCAAATCCTCACTTAAAAATTAACGACCCTGGGCCTGGGCTTCTCTAGCCATGGCTTTTAAGTCATCAATTGATTTTGGGGCCTTCTTTATAGGCGAGGTCCCTCTGCCCTGAACCGTTGGGATGACCGGCTTTGTACCCACCTGGACTGTCTGAGGTGCCTGGACTGGAGCTTGCGACTCCTCCAAGAACTTCCCAAACTTTTGAAGGACCATTTGCGTGGCCTCTTCTGCCGAGATGTCTTTTCCGGTTGAGAAATAAGCATTCTGCGCTTCCCCAATTACGAGGTTGCGGAATGCCCCAACTTGACCAACCCTCTCGTCCCACGCACTTGCGCTGCGCTGGACATCGGGCCGAGACAAAGCAAGATCAAGCTGCATAGTCCTGACCTGGACTGCCTGATCTTGGAATTGTTGCTCTATGTTAGATTTCTCGTTTTCTAATTCATATGAACGACTTCGATCAATCGCTTGCTGCTCAGCTCGCTGGCGCTCCTCAGGAGATGCCTCTGAAAGCTTAAGCTTATTCAAGGCGTACTCGTAAACCTCCTGATCACTTATCCTCAAGGCCTTAAAGAAATTGTCAAAGTCACGACTATTTCTAAACTGCATGACTTTCTTAACGTCACGATCAAGTGACTGATAATCAGTCAAAAGCTGCTGGAATTCACCTTGGGACATGTCGTGCTTTGACTTCAAATCATCAAACGCCATCGCCCTGGTGAAAACTTCCTTCACCTTTTTCTCAGAGTCCTGGTCCTTAACCAGTGGCCGCCAAAACTCCTCAAGCTCCTTTTCCTTACCGAAAACTTTATATTTCCAGTTTGGCTGATATGATTGAGGCACATCAGCCTGAGGAGTTGGCGCTGGAGTTTTCCCCTCTTGAGATTGTGCTTTTAGGCTTTCTAGGCCTGTTTTTTCTGCTCCCACTGCTGTTTCTGTGGATGTTTGTGTGACACTTTCTGGAGCGCTTGCGGCGCCCTCAGTCGCAGTCACTGCGAGGTCTGACGAATTGCTTGTCGTCATTGCAGTCCCCCTTGTGGTAATCCGGACGGCATCATTTGCTGCCCGTTCATTAATAGTCTTGCTATGTCAGCTTGGACCGAGGTTGTTTGTCCAGCCAATTGTTGCTGAGCCGAACCCTGCTCCTCAAGGCGCTTGATCAGCCAATCAATGGACTCCGCTGGTAATGTTGCTCGAATAGATCTTGTTTTGTTGTTCGGATCTGGGATGTAATAATCAACTTTAATCATTGCGCCTGATGACGGGATGAAATCACTTTGCGCAGCTTTTATTTGCGCGGCCTTATCGGCCGAGATTTGTTCATAATACTCAATCATCTGGTCATAGTTGGCGCGAATCTGTGGGTTAAGAAGTGCGTAGTCAGTTTGCTTTTGACGGCTCGATAGCCTTTTTAAAATATATTGATCATTGTCCTGCTTTGACGGTGTCGGCACATCACCTCGATCAAGAGCCAAGATGATGTTTGTCGCCATGTCGTAATCAATCGTAAGATCAGAGAATGACTCCTCATGATTGGCAAAAGGCATCTGACGAATAAGCTTTCCAATGTCGTCGCGCTGAAGGTTTTGACCAACATATTGCAAAATCCAATTTAATGATAAATGCCTTCCCATAAGCGATGTCGTATCATCGGAGTTTGGCTCAATCTTGATCTGATAGGATAATGGCTCAGCCCGCTTAAACTCTTCAATATTGATATATTCACTGCGCCCAATGGCCGGAATGAGCATATTGGCGTCAAAGTAGTTCTTGGCAAGCTCAAGGTATGTCTTGCACTTGTTGATCTGATAATTTTCAAATTTCTCTGCATAAATAGAAAACTTCTTTTTATCCTTCACGGCCTTATAAAGATTAACGAAAGGATCTCCACCTTCTTTTTCCTGAGAGTCCTCGGCCACGTTTGCGACCTGATACATCTCAGCAATTTGCGAATTTACGTAATCAAGGTATTGAGACCCAGTGCGACCCTCTAAAACCGTTGGCTGCTGCCCCGTGACCATCAGGGTTCTAATCCCAGGCGCATGCGGACCAGAGGTCATCTTAGATCCGTTTTGCAAAATGATCTTGTCATCACCCAAAGTGACCTGATGCTCGGCAATCTTGGAGCTTGATCTGTTAATCTCAACCTGATAGGGCCTTAATTGCTTGATGATACTTCGGTGGCGAGGAGTTGTTGCGATCTCATCAAAGCCCTCATAGACAATCGGGAAAACGCCAAATGGAAGCTCCCCTTCAAATAAAATAGCGTCTTTAAGAGCGATATAGAAATATCCGTTTGGATAAAGCAAACATGGCCTAAAGAAAAACTCTCGCCAAAGAGCTTGATTATCGGCCTTGTTATAGGAATTTCTTGATGAATCAAAAACAAAATAAGTTTCATCGCGAGATGATACGATATGCTTTTGCTTCTCCGGGTCATCGCCGACGATTTTCTTAAGATCATCAAGATGAATCATCTTTCTGTTGCAAAGCCACGGTGACTCAGACATTGTCTTGGCTTCAGCGGCACGGATTAAATTAAAACCATATATACGCTCAAAAACGAGATCACCCGTAAACACCGCTCTATCTGACTGCAAAGGCTCGCCGTTTTCATCGACAAGCGGTGAGCCTTCCTCGTCAAGCTCTTGCTCATAGCCAAGAAATCTACCAGCATTTGGGTCCCAAAATATTTTGCAGGCGACCTCGCCAATTTCAATGTAATCCTTGGCCTCACTTTGAGTTTTAATTTTTAACTGATGCTGAACTTTGGCGAATTCCCAGACTGATCGGTTAAGCTCAGCGGCCTTTTGATCTTGCAGCTCTTTGGGGTTATTGGGTGTGGGGATAACGCCAGGGGATTGCGAGACAATGTTGTTGATGTAGGTCTTTGAGATTTTATGGATGTGATTTTTAGTAAGCCTTAGCTTTTGCTCATTTGAGATGTCTCTTGATTCGCGTATCCGGTCCCACCATCCAGAGCGTTTTCGGTTATAATGTTCGCCCGCCGCCAATAGGACGTTTGAACGCATTTCCGCATACACATCCTGATCGCACTGCTCACCATCCGAATAAATTCGGTTTAGATCATCAATTTTATGCTTGGGCACGGTCCTTTAATTCCCTCTCGACAATAAGTCTCTCAAACTCAGAGGGGTCCTCGACGTGCATCGTGGCCACGTCGTCATCTACGAGTTCAAGATTATTCTTGATCCTCGCATCGTCCTCTGCGCTTGAAAGTTCTTTAGCCGTGGGAATTGGGATTTCACGCACCTTTTCTTTAGTCTGCCGCCTTTCACGGTCGGCAAACCTTATCTCGACATCGCCAATTTTCAAATTGGTCGCGCGAGCGGCTTTACAAGCTTTAATAAGTTCTAATAATTCATCTGTACTGATGAACATCAACTTTAACTTTCTAGGTTTTCATTCCAAAAAGCAAACTCCGCATCGACCTCAGTCTGCTCATCTAGACCTTTTCCCTCAAACCATTCTCGACGCCTCTCAGTCTCGGTCAACTCTTTTTTAGGCGCTCGCTCTTTTGCCAGATCATCCCCAATATCAATGGTCCCGTGAATATCAGAAAAATCCCATGGGATTGCCGCAGCGCAATACCTTAGGCAGTCCACCAGATCATCAGCACAAGAGCGCTTATCCCGATCAACGGCCAATGTTGAAAGCTCTTGCACAAGCTTTTCTAATTCAGGGTCACCGCGCTGAATCTTAAGCATGCGGTTTTTAAATAACGAGTTCACAAGCCCGACACCTGTCTCTCTTTTCTTATCGGCTGGCGCAAACCCCTCACCAATTCGAGAAGCAACGGTGAAGAAATCCTTCGCTGCCCAATCGTAAATCTGTTGAGTGATGATAAGACCCTTTTTTAGCTCCTGATACTTCTGCAAAATATCCGGCGCCGCCGTTGATATCCCGTCCCCTCGCCAGCCTCGAAAAACTCTCCCCTGCTTGTAGTCAGGACTCACCGCTAGAAATAAAATTGCCGCCGGATGGCCACTCTGCCCACCGCTTCCAGGATCAACTGCTGCATAAATAAACCAACTCGCCGGCAACGGATGAGCATCAGACATATTGTGCTCAGCGCTGAAAGACTCATACATAAGCCCGTGCGCTTTGACGAATTTTCCGTAAATTCGCCTTTGCACCTCGGCCTCAGTCGGGCAATTGGCCCTGGCCGCTGCGATTTTCTCAGCAGTCCAAGGCGATGGCGAGCCATCCTCATAATATTGTGAATCATAAAGCGAGATTTGAATTTTTAAAGCATTTGGATGCTTTTCATCAAGCTTTGAGGTCGGCTCCATGGTTTGCGCCCAATAAAGCTGACCAATCGTTGCGGTAAAGCAATTTAAGAAATATCCGCCCGTGGAATTTAGCCTTGATTTGATCTCTGGCAAATAATGCACCGGCATTTCCTCATCTGCGGTAACCATATAGACCGATGCACTTTGAATGTTCTTAAGCTTCATCTCGTAGGTCTTAAATTGAATGCTCACACCTGATTTAAAATGAATGGCCCTGATCTCGCCTTTGTCATAGTCATCATCCCAACCGTAAACGGGATCACGCACATAATTATTTCTAGGTAAAAAAAGAGGTATCCACTTTTTCTCAAACTCCGTGGTCGCAGTTGGAAAAGTTGGATAAAAATACCAGAAAAGATTTGGAATCTGGTCCTCGAATAAATCAGGCCAAAGTTTTTTCCACAATTCTTTTTCCGTGGCCCAGTGAATGTTTTTTCTGATTGCGGTCGTGCTTTTTCCTATCTGGTTAGCGGACGTTAGGAAAATTTCCTTATTTGTTGACTCAAAAATTTGCCGAGCCCACTTATACCATGGAAATCCATAAAGATGCGGCAATCCCTTCTCAAGAGCCACGCGCTTTTCTAAAAGCCTAAGCTTTTCTTTTAAAAGCCGCTCCTCACTACTCTGGCGTGACATCGATCTCTTTTGTCTGCTTTTCTAAAGAAGCCTCAAGCTCTTTGATCTTGGCCAAAAGCCCTTCGCGGTCCTGGGGCTTTTCGGACTTGACCTCGGCGTTGACATTCAAATTCTTGGTTTCGAGTTTATGGATGACCGGACCAAAGGCTCGGTCGGATAGGAATTTGGCAAGCCGTACAAATTCACCCAAATTGTCGGCGGTGATCGGCTGGGTCAGAATGTAGTTTTGCAGCTTGACGGCCAGAAAATGAAAAGATGCGGCATTATACTTTTTCTCATCCTCGATCGGATGCAAAAACCAAGCGACTTTTCTCGGGTCCTTTAGAAATCGATTATAAAAATGGGCCGCGCAACAGATCTGATTATAGACCATCGGCCCCTCTATTTTGTCGATTTCGCCAGAGGGATATTTAGCGATCAGGCTCCAAAGCCTGTGTCTCAAAGCCCAATCTATATCGGTCGGTTTAATCGCCTCTTGAAGGTCATATTCCGTGAAGTGTAAAAACTCTTGAGAAGCACTCTCAACGGCCCTAAGAAGTGCTCCGCGCAACATTATGATGATCTGAATGCCGCTATCATCCTCTCGCTCGACTAAAGCCGTTTGATTCGAAATATAATCCCCCCGATAACATGTAAAATCTACAAATGATATTGCATTGTCGGTCATGTCTTGGCAAATTTGATTTTTCTAAGGGGTCTTATGGGCGAGGAGTTTCAAATTGATCCTATATATATAGACGGGCCTTACGGCCTGCCCGTCAACCGCTTCAAAGATGCCGGCGACTCGGCGGCCGAGTTCTTCACCATCGCCTGCCTCACCAAAAACTTCACAAGGAAATGGTCTTATTATCAAGGGGTAACCCCACTGCGTCACCCGAATGCAAATTATTGGTGGGGACTGCCAGAGCGCTTCTCCAGAGACCAATTTATCCCTGTTTTATGTGCCGTTTTGAATAACCCCGAAAGCAATGAAGCCTTTGCGTGTAGCCATTGGTTTTGGGGGCAACATCGATCCAAGGGCTTCCTTTTCGCCTGGAACAAATTCAGCAACGGCCCAAGACCTAGACGAAAAACCCCGGACTTTACTGGACCCGAAGTCTGGGGGCTTTGGGCTAGAATCTGGGCTGAAAAATTTTCATTCACTCGCTTCTTTTTCCTCTGCTTTTGCGACCTCGAAACCCTAATCTCAGCCATCCACTGGCGCCTTGGCCGCAAAGATCAAGTCACCAGAAACCACATGCTCTCAACCCTTATGAGCTATAAACACCTCCCCACCCCCATCTCAGTGCTCGCCTATAAAATAACCCCCTGGCCCAAATTGATCGAAAAATGGTCGCGCCATTGCCAAGATGTTTATGCCATCGACACATCTTATTTATTTGCAAAAGAAGTTGATTACCTAAACTATATCAAATAAACAAAAGAATACTATTTAACGGGGGTTTAATGTCACTTGCAAAAATCTTGCACGAGGCCAGGGAAAAATCCGGCCTAACCCAATATGAGTTGGCCAAACGCCTTGGCTACACGTCAGGACAATTCGTCAGCAATTGGGAAAGAGGCAAATCCAGACCGCCAAGGCACATCCTAAAACAATTGTCTCAAGCCGTTGGCGTTAAGGTAAAAATAATTAAAGAAATCTACAGGCAAGAGGTCATCAGCGCGCTGATGGAGAAGCTGAGATGATCTCCCTCGAAGACTGGATCTGGGCATTCGTGACGTTTGTTTTGATCTGTGGGTTTTTGGTGGGCGGGTTGTTTCAGTGTGTGGTGGGGAGATAAAATGGCCGAGACAGGAGAAATAATAAATATACACAAGCGAAAATTGCAAACACTTGTCTTAGGGCGGGCGATTGGCAATCTAAGCAGATATAGAAAAAATTTAAACATACTGTGCCTCCCGGGCGAACAAGGGTGGGACATAGAGTTTTTCGATACCTATAAAGCAGTTGATGAAATCGTGTGCCTTGAAGAGGATAGCCTTATTTACAATCGGATTGCCGGTCGATACCGATCCAAAAAAGGCGTTACTATTTTGAACATGAAGACGTCTGAATTCTTGGCAACAACAGAAAAAAAGTTCGATGTTATTTACATTGATTATTTCTCTAATCTCAGTAGCGTCGTTCGCTTTGATTTAGAAATGATATTTGATCGGAGGATAATCCGTCCAGGTGGCAAGTGCGTGGTAAATCTATACGGGTCAAGAGAGAGTTTATCCGATAAATATGCCAACATAAAAAACTACATCGATGCTTGCGCGACATATGGCCAAACACCAGACTTAAATAATAACCAAGGCCTTTTTCGCGCCAGATGCTTTAATGCCCACATGATTAACTGCAAAAGAAAATATCGCGTAAATTGTAGCTCGCCGAGTTGGCTGAAATATCGATCTGGTAAAGCATTTATGTATACGGGATGGTTTACCGTTAATTCATATAAATCAAAAAACCGGCGCTGTAGCGGCGCAGTCAAAATATCGCCACATTTATGGTTTATGGATGGTAAATGCGCAAACATCAAAGAGGTTCGAGCAAAGGGGACTTATGGTGTAATGCAAGCCCTTCACAGGCGAGGATTGATAGAAACCAAGAATAATCACTACAAGGCATTAATACAGAAATTCTATAACGATAACCATCGCACACCAACATGCAAGGATCTTGGCGTCCCAAAAGGAAGAATTAGGGGCTTCACAAGAATGGTTAGGGAGCTGGGTCTTTGCCCACCATCAAAGGCTACAGAATCAGATATTTTAAATGAATTAAAACGAATCGCATCTAGAGAAGGCCGTATCGACTTTGCATTATTGAAAAAAGCAAAAATAAGCCGCCGCCTTGGCTGGCCAGCAAAGTTTAAAGATTTATGCCATAAACATGGCTTGCCATATTATCAAGACCCCCTGATGAGTCGGCAGCAAAGGTTTAGAGAAATTAAAATTCAACGACTTGATGGATATCTGGATAATTTAGACAAGGGGCTGCGCAGAACCAAGTATCAGCATTATTCTTATATAAGCAAAAGGGGTCTGCTTAGTTATGAAACTGCATCAAAGCATTTGCGGGAAATGGTGGCGATAAGTGAGAAGCGAGAGATGAGATTTAAAGGCGGGGGGGGGGTAAACCTATGAAATTTGAAATTAAATCTAGATGGACGGGAATCATTTTATTTTCCATGGAAACGGAAAGCCTAAAATTGGCTGTTGAGGCGGCGGTCAAACAGG